AAACAGTAATGAACTCAAAGCCAGTGTCCGCCTCGATGGCGGCGCTCAGTTTCGAAAAGACATATCCGGCGTCAATGCGGACCTGAAGCAGCTGGACGCTGAGTCCAAGAAGGTCACAGAGGAGTTCCGGGGTCAGGCCAACTCGGTCGAAGCACTCCGGGCTAAGCATGAGAACCTGACCAGGACTCTGGAGGCCGCCGAGCGGAAGGTCCAGCTGTACGACTCCCGGATCAAATCCCTTGAACAGCAACAGAAAAGAATATCGGAGAGCACTGAGGACTACCGTGATCAGCTGAAGGAAGCGCAGTCTGCCCTGTCCAAGATGGACAAGGGAACCGACGCTTACGCGAAGCAGGAGAAGGCTGTCGAGGCGCTGGCCCGGAAAGTCCAGCTCGGAGAGCAGAACCAGGCGAAGGCCACCAGCGAGATCGCGAAGTACCGGCTCGAACAGACCAGGGCGGAGACCGCAGTCGCAAGACTGAATAATGAGATCGACCAGAACGCCCGCTACCTCGACGAAGCGGAACGGTCCGCGGACGGCTGCGCCGACTCGATCGATGAGTACGGCAGGCGGGGCAAAGACGCCGCAGACGAGTCCCAGGGGCTCGGAGATGTGGCCAAGGTCGCGCTGGGCAATATCGCAGCGAACGCTGCCCAGAAGCTCGCTGACGCGGCAGTAGACGCGGTCAAGGCGCTTGTGGACGCCGGCAAGGCTGCAGCAGCTTACGCCGACGAGATCCTTACAGCCTCGACCGTTACCGGGCTGTCTACGGACACCCTGCAGGAATATGCATACGCGGCGGAGCTGATCGATACGGATCTGGCCGATGTCGAGAAGGCACTCGGAAAGAACGTCAAGTCGATGGCATCCGCGCAGTCCGGATCCAAGGCATACGCGGAGGCCTACCAGAAGCTGGGCGTATCCGTTACGGATGCGAACGGGAACCTGCGCAAGTCCGAGGACGTCTTCTGGGACTGCATAGACGCACTCGGTAAGGTAGAGAATGAGACTGAAGCGGACGCGATCGCGATGCAGATCTTCGGCAAGAGCGCTCGGGACCTGAATCCGCTGATCGAGACAGGATCCGCCGGCTTCCGGAACTTCGCGGATGAGGCACACGAGGCAGGCGCTGTCCTGAGCGGTGATACGCTGGATTCTCTGGGGAAGGTAGACGACTCCCTGCAGCGTCTTGACTCGCAGATATCCGCATTTAAGAACGCCGCCGGCGCCAGCATAGCCCCATTGCTCGGAATGCTCGCAGAGGGCGCCACAAGCCTGCTGAAGGCAATGACGAACGCCTTCACGCCTCCGGAGAACAACGACCTGCAGAACTACCTGCAGGAGCTGAACGGTGAGATCGAGGAGACACAGAAGAGCCTCGACGACATCGGGAAGGTCGAACTGAAGGCCGACACGAACGTCGCAGACATCGAGGCGTACAGATCGGTCCTCGAGAAGGCGACTAAAGGAGAAGAGCTCTCCGAGTTTGAGAAATACCAGTTAAAGACGGCAGTCGAGAAACTGGGCGCGGTGATCCCGGGCCTGCGCGATGCTTATGACGAAGAGACCGGAAGCATCAAGCTTACCACAGAAGCCCTAGACGCATTACTCGAGTCTTCTGAGAAACAGATCAGGCAGCAGGCATACGCCGAAGCACTTGAGAGCGCTTACAAGGCGCAGGCTGAAGCAGCCCTGGAAGCGGTAAAGGCACAGAGCGCCTACGAGCAGGCCACGACTGATCTATCCGATGCTATGTCAGGGCTTTCTCAGGAAGCCCAGGATATGATTTCGAATGGCGCTGATGTCTATGCCGTCGCCAATGAGCTCGGTGGTATTACTGCGGATCAGATCGATTCGATATCCGAACTTCAGGAAGTACAGAAAGATGCGAAAGAAGCATTTGATGAAGCCTCAGAAGCTGAAAAAGAAGCGGCAAAGATAGCAGGCCAGACCGAGAACGCCTACAAGAAGCTGACCGGGACTACATCGGATAAGGGCAACGCGGCCAAGAAGGCCACCAAGGCCCAGGAAGACGAGAACGAGGTCCAGCTTGAGGCGGTCGACCTGACCGACGGCATGGTCCTGTCGAACAAGAAACTGTTCGCGGCTAAATCGGACACGAAGAAGGCCACAGAGGAGAATGCCAGCGCCATCAAGGAAGAAGCTGCGTCAGTCGACCTATTCGGGCAGGCCGTGCAGGCGGTCACTGGAATCGTCCAGGATCATACGGATGACGTCAAGGGCTTCTTTGAAGAAGCCGGAGAAAAGACGCTGGAGCTTGCCCAGGAGAAGGTCAAGGCTGCAGCTGAAGCTGAGAAAGCTGCTCTGGAGACTACCCGGCAGGCATACGAAGATAACTATAACAGCATTAAGAACACACTCGACCAGAAGCTGAGCCTGTGGGATGCGTTCAATGGCGGTGAAGATATCACTGTCGAGGAGATGGTCGCGAACCTGCAGTCCCAGACGGAAGGTATCACGCAGTATAAGGAAGAGATGGCCGCGGTCATCGCTGAGTATGGTGACGAACTCGGGCCGGATCTGATCAACACGCTGCAGTCCATGGGCACCGACGCGGCGAACACTTGGCATCATATGTTCGTGACGATGAGTCAGGACAATGCTCCGGAGCTGTTCGCTGAGATGGGTAAGCAGTGGACGGAAGGCCTTGACCTGTCCGATCAGATCGCCAAGTACTGCGCAGGAAACCTGACAGCCTATCAGATGGCGACCAATCAGCTCGGATCAACCAAGATCGAATGGTCAGGCCTGCGTGATTCAGTGCAGGACATGACTCCGGAGCTGGATGCAGCCATAACGGCGGCCCAGGAGGCTGGCGTGGCGATCCCCGACGGGCTCGCGGAAGGCCTTGCCAACGGTGAGACCACAGCCACAGATGCGGTCAACCTGCTGACCAGGTCGATGCAGGGCACGTTCCAGGGCCTGTATGAGATCGCGGAACAGTCCGGCGTGGAAATCCCAGAGGGCCTGTCCAAGGGCATGGAGGGGTCCGCGGAGGAGTATGAGGCCGCTATCGGCCAGCTGACGGAAGCTCTGTCGAGTGCCGGTAACGAAGCTGGTACAGCGGCAGCAGAAGAGATCAGCACAGGCCTGTCGGACAACACCGACTCGGCCGAAACAGCCGCGGAGACCACTGCAGGAGCTGCAGCAACAGCGGCAGACGGCAAAAAGTCAGAGTTCAGCAAAGCCGGTACATCATCCGGCGCACAGTATGCTGCAGGAATGAGAGGGTCAAAAGCTGTTGCAAACAGCGCAGGCCGTCTGTTGGCAACATCAGCAAAAGACGGGGCATCAGCTCGCACGAGTGCATTTCATTCCGTCGGCTCCAACATGGCTGCGGCATTGGCTGCCGGTATCAGAGCCGGACAGAGCAGTGCAATCAACGCGGCGGTCAACATGGCCGTCGAGGCATACAAACGGGCCAAGGCTGCCATCGGTCAGCACTCCCCGACCGGTATCTTCAAGGATGAATTAGGTAAGAACATCCCGCTGGCGGTCGCTGCCGGTATCACAGAGAATACGGCACCAGCGCAGCAGGCAGCCGCTACTATGGCGCGATCGACCTACAGCGCGGCGAGATATGCAGCCATGACGGACGCGATGTCCGCACAGACTGTAGTAACGCCAGCGCCGTCCGTCACTGTAGACACGTCCCCGATCGCACGGATGATCGGGGCAAACCAGGGCGGCGTACAGGTCTTTAACTACAACACATTCAACGGCGTAAAGGATCCGAGAGCATTCGCGGATGAGTTCGCTGAGGAGCTCACGCAGAAACTAAGGAGTTGATCATATATGAGTGCAAGTAAAGCCCCGACAGGGTTAAGTGTGACCCGCTCCGGGAATACGTTCACGATGAAGTGGAAGATCGGGGACAAGGACTACGGCCAGGGCCAGCAGCTCCAGTACCAGATCAACGACGGGAAGTGGACATCGCCTTCTATCGGTAAGACTGCTACATCCTACGCGATCACATCCACGGTACTGAAGAAGCTCGTCTTCAAGGTCCGCGGAAATCGGAAAAAGTATTCGAAGAAGGGCAAGAATATTAACCCGGGCTGGTCCGCATGGGCCAGCAAGACCTGGGCAGCGACCGTCCCGGGGAATCCTGCGGTCACTTATGAGAATGAAGCCGTCAACAGCGGTACGTTCAAGTGGTCGTTTTCGGTCGACAAC